CCTCTTGGCTCATTCCCCTACCATTATCTTCTATGGATAGGGTGTTGCCATCTCTAAATATATGCACACTCTTGGTGCTGCTATCGTTATACTTTAGGCCATTACGGATGAGGTTATCCACAGCGGTGCAGAATAAAGCCTCATTCACCTCCGCTTCACCAAGGTCATTGATGATCACTTGCTTACTGTAGGAGGTTGATGATAAATAATTGGTGATTGTATCTTTTAGGTTGCACAGTGCTTTATCAAGCTGCGCATCATCTTTTACTAGGTTGGTGAACTCCTTCACGCCACTATACACCTTTTGCGTGTGGATGAGTCCCTCTTGAATCATTTTTAGTGGTGAGCCTATCTTCAGCTCATTTATCTGCTTATCGTTGAGCCTACGCTTTAGGCTTCTTAGTCCTCGTGGTATATATGTGTTGATGCCTGAGTGCATATCGTGCCGTAGGATCTTAGCAGCGTGCTCCAGGTATCCATTCTTCTTATGCACCTCCATCTCTATCAGTTTGCTCTCAGTGATGTCACTGGCAATCTTTAGCACTCGGTAGGTTTCTCCGTATGGATTTTGTATAGGGTTGTAGTTGCCGTAGATCCAAAACTCTTTGCCTTGCTTATTGATGCGTAGGAACTCCCCACTTTTTATCTTTCCTCTCTTCAGGTCGTACCAAAAGGTATTATACCCATCAATATCAATGTTGTTGGGCAGAAGCATACGGTGTGGCTTTCCTATAAGCTCTTCTTTGGTGTATCCCGTGGTATTGCAAAATATATCGTTGCAAGAGAGGATGGTGCCGTTGAGGTCAAACTCTACCAGGGCATTGCTCTTGTCTATGGCTCCTAGGGTATCTTCTATGGTTTGGAATTTATAGCGCATCTTGCGTACAAGCTCTATGATCACATAGAAGAAGAAAGGCATGAAGGCTATCACGCAGAACCATCCAAAGAGGATGATGTTGTAGGAATTATCAGCATAGCCAATGACCACCGCTGTTTGCACAGCGAAAAAGGTAAGCATAATCAATGCGCTTACCACTATGAATACTCTTGCTATGAGAGAGAGCTTCATCTCTTCTTATTCATAAGATACCAGCGTTGTGCAGTGTATCCTATAGAAAAAGTAAGTAGTAGGATTTTAAGCACTATCTCAACTTGTGCTAGGCTTATGGTGAATGATGCGGCATTGATGAGCAGCAGTTTAACATCAGATTCAGTCATTGTTAGGAGGTTTTAGCGAACTTCTCAATACCAGCAATGCCAAAGCTTCCTAGGGTGACTATCACAAAGCTGTTATAGGTAAATTCATTGATAGGGAGGTCAACACCGCAGAAGCCAGTGATCACATCGGCAAGCATTACCAATATCATTACTGCAAAAGATAGAAAGCCTATGATGGTCTTTTCATTCCATTGGTTGTCATCTTTAAATATCTCTACAAATTTCCTCATGAGTTCCAGTCTATATATTCAATGGTTACTTGTTCACCGTTCTCTAGTGCTTTCGCTATTGGTGGGTAGATTCTCTTGTAGGCGTTCACTGAGCTGCCTATGAATCCTTTCATATCTGATGAGTTCCCTACCAAAAGGCACCCAGCAGTATGCTCATCGGTGTTTCCGGTGTGGATGAGTATCCACTCAAAGCCTGGCACATCTCTTACCCAAAGCATTCCTTTGTGCATGGATCCGTACTTCTCCTCATAGCGTTGGTGGTGTCCACCTTCAGTGCGTAGGGTGATGTTGTACTTGCCTGATGGTATGCGTGTCTCTCCTTTGACCTTCACATCACGGTGCTCATCTTCTAAGGTGTATGCAAGGAACTTGATGCCCTTGGTAACATCTAGGAGCATTCCTAGTGTGTAGTCATCGGTGCTGTGGTGTCTTATTACTTTCAGTCTCATAATCTATTCTTCTATTGGAGGGAACCAATCATCACTGAGTGATTCCTCTATAGTTAGCTCCGCATCATATTTAGGATGCTTCAGTATAGCGTAATCTGCTCCGTTAGGATGATCAATGACTTCTGCCCAAGTGGTGGTAGTTCCGTTGTAGCCTTCACCACTATTTACCGCTTCGTTATACGCTACCAGTTCTTCTCTATTTTGTGAGGTGTAGTACATTAGTAGATAGTGTAAAAGTCGTTAATGTTTGTTTTAATTCCACTCTTATTAGCCGATTCATCACTTTCATAAATAACCAACTCTTGAATAGTACCTGCAAATGATTGGCCTGTGGTGCTGTGAGAACCTATTGCACTTACCCCATTACTATAACCTCCTCCAAGAACAAGAGTAGCCGCAAAAGCATTTCTCTCAAGGTTAGTTTTATTTATGATAGTGTCAATGGCTTGACCAGTTGTTGTTGGATAATTATCCGATTTAGCAACAGGGTTACTTGTTTTAAATATATGTGCACCATATCCATATGAACTCCCACCATTAGAATTATAGGTTAATCCAAAGACTTTGTAATTGAATAAAGTTCGGTATACTGATGGATAGGAAGAAATACCCCGAACTGCAAATGCTGAAACATTTGTCGGTGTACTTGTTCCAACTCCGTTAGGCATAGTATCATTAACACCATCAAATTCAACTGCCGCCTTACCATTCTCTAAAATAGTAGAACCACTACTCACAATCTTCGGTTGTGCCGATGCAGTTGCTTGTGTGGCGTTATTAGCGTTGCCACTTTGGTCATACCAAGTTATAATGAATCCATCCGTACCGCTACAAAAAGTCTCAAGGCTTGAGGTGTCTAAAACATTATTTACAAAACCAATATCTTGCTCTGCATTGTCCGATGCTCTACGCACCTTTATAGCATTACCGGTATAGGTAGAGTCTAACAATCGTAAAGAGTAAGCTGCTGCTGCACCACTATAGTCATCAAGTAGGTAATCAAATAATGATGGGCCAATAGCAGTGGTTTGCGCACTCGTAGCATCCGTAGAGCCGTAAACATTTGATGCAGTTACCTTGCAACTTATAAATTCATCCTCATCTGCACCTACTAATGTATAAGTATTGGAAGTAGCACCGCTTATATCTGCGCCACCTCTTAACCATTGGTAACTATATGCCGTTGGTGAGTTGTCCCAGGTGCCATTTGTGGTAGTTAGCGTTTCACCTACATTGAGCGTTCCGCTTATAACTGGTATTGCCGTGTTGGATGGTTTGAGTAATTCATTCAATGAAGAATAATAATCACCTACCGCTGTGTATAATTGCGATACTTCACTAACCATTTCCGAACCAACGAAGAACAATCCAGCTCTAACATCAGTAGAAGAAAATGAAGAAGCTCCGTATTTTAACGCTGCAAAGTCTACTGAATTTAAACCAGTAGATGGATCGGCATCTAAGTATTCCGTTCCATCTGCATCGTAAAACCTTAGTGAGGTAGCTCCATCACGGATGCCAACATACAGCCCTGTTTTGTAAGTTATTGATGGTGTAAAACCAGTTGAATCATCATTTAATGCCAAAAACGCATTGCCACCAAAATTAGCCGTTAGCACTACATCGTTTGAAGCATCATCTGAACCAATCAATAGACCGGCATTAGAAGAAGATACAGCCCATTCATACATACCAACAGTCATAGAGTTTTGTGATACATTTACACCATCGTTGGTTGGGTTGTATCGGTAGTTGAGGTAGCTTACTCCATCGGTGTGGAATCCTTCATTATCGGTAAATTCTAAAGTTCCGCCTACATCTCCATTTATTGCTACTAGGCTGCTAGATGGATTCACCCAGTCTATCCGTGCAAAGTTGCGTGAATCGGTTGTATGCAAAAAGAATCTATCTAACTTAGCCCAAACTCCAATGCTTTTGAGTGTCCTTAGTAGCGTACTTTGATATGTTTGTTGTTCGGTGCTAGGTAAGTCCCAGCCTTGAGATGTGGCATAGTCTAATACAGCTTGATAATCTATATCTAAACCCCCTCCACCACCAATCACACCTCTGCGTAGCAGGTAAAAATAAGTTGATTGTTTCATTGTGAAAATATGTAAGTAGCTGCAATATAAGTATCACTAAACGGCCTACTTCTCCTTTTTCTGCACCACAAACCACTGACTTCCTACGCCCATGAGACTGATACCATCATAGCTCCTATCCATTACATAGGTAGTCTCACCATCAATAGTCTCTGATCCGTTAGGAGTGAGTGTGATTGTCTTATTGGCCGTGATAGTTTCATTGGTTTTGAATCGTAAGAACACGCCAGTAGAAGCTGCTGGTAGGTTGATAGTGTGCGTACCATTAGCCCCTGAGTAGCTCACAAAGTTCATGTAGTTGCTTGAGTCTATCGTGGTGCTCCCTCCAGGAGTTGCTGACACATCATTCACCGCAGTGACTACCGCACCATTGTTGGTCATTGTGCCATCTATGGTTGCATCAGTAGTGTTCACATCAACGGCTATGATAATCTCATCAGTACCTTGCTGAGAGCTTACTCTTGCCGTTTCAGTGGTTACCCCTCCGGAGCCTACTGGATCACCAACGGTGATATTCGCAGTGTCTTGAGATATGGCAAACCATTCACCATTCCACTCATCAAAATTAGCATTGAAGGTACCTCTCAGCATTATCCAGTTCTCACCATCAAATACTAGGCGTTGGCCAAAGTTGCTATTTGATACAACGGCACCATCATATCTCAAAATAGGCTTCTTGTGTATGGATAGCACCTCTTTGGTGAGGAGCTTGTAAAGATTCACAAAAGGTGATACTGCACCCCTTGCCCATACCGTAGACTTCACCCAAGTGGTACCAGTGTACACATAGAAGGAGCCAGCCATACCAGCAGAGTCACTCACACGCAAGGTGCCAAGGTCAAGCGTTAGGTTGCTCTTTATCCTTGTATCCGTATTGGTAGAGCTGAACACTTGCGTGGTGGTTGATGCTCCTGAGTCATCTATAAACATCACCCTCCTTGCTATAGATATGACAGTCTCATCAAAGTAGCTAGGTGTAGTTTGTGCGGCATTATTATTATCGTAGGCTTGATCAAAGTTGATGTCTATCTCACAAGTTCCAGCAACTGGGAATGGTGGAGTCACCAATGTGGTAGGCCCACTCAAATAGAGTCCGGTAGCCTCATTGATGGCTATACCAGCATCCATGTGGTATGTTGATGCTGTAGTCTCCCAAGTGGTAGGGCCATACAATTGAGCACCCACGCCTGGTGTGCCTGGCACCCAATCACGATTGAGGTAGTAGTATGTTCCTGGGTTGTTGATGTCCTCCACTCGTATCTCTATCTCCCACACTGGGCGGTAGAACTCTTGAGCTACACTTGGAGGTGTGGTGTTTAGTGTCAATTGGTAGGATAGAGTCATATCCATTTGCAGCCTAGCATTGTTGGCATTAGGCATAAATCCAATGCTCTGCCGTGTAGTGGTAGGCGTGAAGTGGATCATACTAGCCAATAGGTTGTATGCCCTATCTTGGTCAAAGGCCACTTGAACCTTCTGCAATGCTGGTAGGAAGTTGAAGGTGTTGCCTGCTAACCTTGCACCACCTGATGTAGTTTGGTTAAGAGTAACATCATCAGACACTGCCGCCACACTTATTTGTGTGCCATCAAATTGATAGGTAGCCACATTCCTTGAGGCTGATACCCTCTCAAGGTATTGCTCAAAGTGGAACACGCCATCTTTTTGGTAAAACCTAGCACCAAAGGCTATACACATCTCCTTGATAATATCTAGGTAGTTGGTGAATACAACCGTACCATCTTCTTCCCTTGTGGTATATACACTGGCATCAAATCGTATGAATGTAGCCACATCCCTTGCAGCGTTGTAGGTGATATTGGTATCCCAAGTGTTCAGCGTTGTAGCGTAGAAGGTATCCGTTGAGGCATACATCTCATCATAACCTAGAGAGCCTACAGCAGCTTCAATAAGCTCCTCAATAGTCACATCACCATCTTGCTGATATTCCTCATGTGCTAGGTGTCCGATACCATCGCTTGCTACTATCTTAAATGCTCTAGGCTTTGCCTCATCAAGCTCACTCACCAAATCTTGCAATACAATACCAGTCCAATAGGTGTCATAGGTAGATCCGTTGTATAGAGAAACCTTCATAAAGAAGTCCTCCTCTTGCCTTAGATACAGCTTATTAATAAAGTTGTCAAAGGCCCCAGTTTCATTGTAGGCAATGATGGTACAAGTAGAGCCTATGATTGGGCTTACTATGTCATCCGTTTGCCCTTGGTACTGAAGGGTGAATCCGCTTGAGTCTACAACAAAGGAGCTGCTTGTGCTTGTGTATCCATCTTGGAAGATTTCAATCTTGTACTCCTTATCATTGCTGCTCTTAAATTCACTGAATAGTCTTAAACCCATTATCCAAATGTATATCTTGATCGTTCCCTATTTGCCTTCTCATTTGATATGAGTATATCAGAACCGGAGAGCCTTCCGAATATCTCTATTCCTCCACCTCCTTGCATTGCACCGCCAAGGCCACCGCCAAGCCCAAAGCTCGGCACGCCCATCATTGGGCCAGTGAAGTGTTTGAATGCCGTACCAATAGACTGCATTGATAAGGCACCAATACCTCCTCCGGTGATTACTACAAGAAGCGCAGCAAGAACTAAAGCCGCTGCAACGGCAGCAAGTAGTTGAGCAAGCATATTCTTTAGCCCTTGTATAAATACCTTGAAGAAGTCCTCGCCACTAATCATAGCCGCCTCAAAAGAGGTGGATAACGTAGTGCCGATAGTGTTGCCTAGTTCATCAAATGCTGTGAAGGCATCAAAGCCAGCTTGAGACAGTTGCCTGGTTACCTCAACCATTGGCTGCAATTGAGCACCTTGAGCCTTGTAAAGCATGGAGTGTGCTTCTCTAAGCCTATGTATTGCCTCAGTATAGAAGAAGGCCTCATTGCGTGTTTTCTCAAAAGTATCTGCAAGCCCAAGAGTGGAATCATTGTTTTTGTCAGTCTCCTCTTTGTTCTCTTTTTGTGATTGACTGTTTTCCTCTTGCGCCTTTCTCGCTGCCACTTGAGCATCAAGGTATATTCTCAGCACCTTACCTTGAGCACCTTGGAAGAAGGAGGCAACATAAGCCATTCGCTCAACCCCCGTGATTTGGTCGGATATAAGCGTATTGATAGAGTCAAGGCCACCCTTAACCTCATCTAAGAAGGCAGAGTACACTGGCTGCAATTGCTCACCTACCGCTATCTTCAAGTTTGTGATCTCAGCACGCTGCTGTGCTATTTGTTCCGCAACGGTAAGAGTAGCATTGCCAGCATCACCCATTTGTCTTTGGATGATGTTACCTACAGCTTCAGCCATATTGCCAGTCTCATTGAACTCTTCCCTCACCTCAGTAGCACTAAAGCCAAGGTTATCAAGGATAGGCAAACTTTTCCGAGCAATACCAGTGACAATACTCTCGGTCATGTATTCAATGCTCTCACCAGTCTCACCGGCACGCTGCTGCGCAAAGGCTAAAAGGCCGCCCAACTGCTCAAGAGGTATGTTGAAGTTCTTAGCCTTTACAGCCGCTTTCATCAACTCTAAATCATCAAGAGTGCCTTTGGTAGCTGTTCTCAGCTCACTAAGCAGTTGAGGATCGTTGATGCGGTCAAAGGCTCTCTTAACACCCTCCGCTTGGTTGGCAAGCTCTACGGATTCCGTGACAAACTGCCTGATAGCATCTACGGCAAATGAGGCACCAATCACGCCACCTAAAGCACCAAAACCACCGCTGAGTCTCTTCAAGCTGTGGTCTATGTTTCCCATGGCACTGCGGAACTGCTTGAGATCCGCACCAATCTTAAAATCTATGTCTTGCTTACTCATTTACCAAACACCTTTTCTATTCCTTTCTGCACCTCATCAAAGGTTGCTGCCTTATGCACTTTCTTCCTTCCATCCCAAGGGAACACAGCCAAATCTTTAGGGCTTATCTTCCGCTTTGTATGTGGTGCAACATTTACCGCTGCTTGCCACCTGGTAGTCTCCCAAAGCAACTCAGTATGATACTGAAGGTGCTTGTGGAAGCCTTCTCTTTTGTTTTGGAATTGGCGTGGTGTCATATTATAAAACTCCTCCACACTCATCCCCATCTCACCCAAACCTATAGCTTCCAGTGTATCCCATGTATAGGGTTCAGAGGCTTGGGTGCTTACTTTTTTTCCTCGCTGTTCGGCTTTACAAAGGATGCAATAAATAGCTCCATGCATTGAGTGATAACCGTGTTGTCCTCATCCATCATATCAGCTACATCCTCAATGGTTAGGTCAAACTCTATCTTCTCCACTCTTGCGCCATCCTTCAGGCCAGCCCATACTAGGTTCATGGCGTGGTCAAGGCTCATGCTTTGTGCTATCTTCTCAATGTCTTGCAATTCAATACCACTCTCCTTGCAAAATATCCTCAGTGCATTAAAGCCATACTTTACTGGGTATAGCTTCTCTCCTACTTTTATTTGTTGTGTGTCCATTGTTGTTTTTTAATAAGGGAGAGCATCATTGATGCCCTCCCGAATGATTATAATTGAGTACCTTGAGTCAATGTTGAGGTACCTTGGAAGCTAAAGCTAAATGTAGCGTTATCTTCTACCCCAGCATCCGTTGAGAACTCAGTGAAGTATCCAGTACCACTGTAGTATTTCTCATCCGTTGCTTCTGATCCAAACTCAATGTAGATAACCGTGCGGCTGCTCAAATGACCATAGATGTCATCCGGTGTAGCCTTGCCAGCATTGTTATATACTACCAAACCTTCTCCTGACAAAGTCCAAGACTTTTGTCCTTCCAATACTTCCATCCATCCGGCACTATCCTTAGTGCTCGCATCTCTAGTTGCCATTGTTACACTTAGTGAGGCGTTGGTCATCTTACCAACAGTCTCATAAGTGACTCCATCCGTACCAATGCGGACTACCACATCGGTGCTATTCATTACTGATGTACTTGCTGCCATCTCTTTTCAATTTTATGATTTCACTATTCTAAACACTAAATCAACTGATACTGCGTATGTCTCCTCATCCACATTGAACACCTCGGTGAGGTTGTCAAAGCCGCATGATTGAACATTCACGCTCTCAATTGTTTCCTTCATTCGCACAAATGTTGTGCGTATATTTTCCACTGCCGTTTGCAATTGGCTGTATGTCTCTCCTACAAGATTCAGCTCCACATTCACAATATCAATGTGGCTATCTGCATCCTTTGAGCCTTCAGGTCTTATGCTTGTGGTGTCATAAACACAAAAAGGCCGTTCTCCACTTTGAGCACCAACCAACGGATAGACACGCCCAGCAAACACATCGTTTAATGGACTATAATTGTCAAACTTATATTTGATCACTTTGCCTATCATCGCATCCCTAATCTCTGCCCAAATTTGAGCTTTTTAATCTCCGCTTGAGTCATGGTCTTAAAGTTACGCATGAACTTTACTTGTACCTTCATCTTTGCAGCACTTTGTGCCTTTTGTGCAAAGCCTCGGTTCTCACCAGTGTACTTCTTGCCGCCTCCTACTCTCAACCATCCAAAGTTGATGAATCCAGCGTACCATCCTCCCTTCTCAGGATTCCTATATGCGCCACTTCTTCTAGGCCCTACACTCAAGCCTACTACATTCTTACTTTGCAAAGCCTTTGGTGACTTTATGCCTACGCTTCTCCTAAGTTGCCCAGGCATTATCTCATAGACAATCTTACCTTCTCGGTACACCTTGAACACCTCATCAGCATCCTTGATGTTCTTCCTATAAGAGTCAACCATTGGAGGTAGAGACTTTTTACCCACCTTCTTGATGATTCTCTTCTTGAGTCTATCATCAAGCTTCTTGAGCTTCTTCATTGTCTCCTCTACACCTTCAAGCTTTACTTTTACTTTCTCCATTACTGCGCATCAGACCACAAACATACAAGCTTCAAGAATGCCTTTCTAGCATCTGCATTTTGTATGGTTTGGATCTTGTATATGTTGCTGTTGTACAAAATACGCATCTGCTCATTAACATCCGTGCGGTACCTGATAATGAACTCCACCTTTTTCGTGGAGGCTATCATATCACCCTCTTCACCCTCACTTCCTACCTTCTCCTTCACATTGGCCCATACATAGGCAAGGTCACGGTAAGTTTTAACCTCTTGACCAAATGTATCAGTAGATTCCGTAAAATTCCTCAGTAGGATTCTGCGGTCTAGTTGTCCAGCCTGGTCAATCATTAGAAAGTAAAGATTCGGAATGGATTGAATAGATACTCGGATGCCGTTGGCAATTGTCTCACTCGGTCATCTCTCTTATCATAGAGGTCACTAATGATTAGCAACATTCCTTGCTTTAATGGCGTAGGTATGCTGCTCACATCCGTACCAACGGTGTAACGCACTATAACTTGGTTGATGATTCCGTTAGTTGCAAACCATCCGGCTGTGCTTGCAATACGAGCTGGCTCGCTGATTAGATCAACAACATACGCATCAGAATTCACGGTCACTTCAGAACCTATCTCATCAACATACTTCAAACTTGTAATGCTAGCCACTGGGCCACGGCTTAGATAGATGATGTCCTTTGATTCAGGATTCTTGTAATTAGGGAACCCATCAAAATACTCATCAATCGTAGTAGTCACTAGAATCCTACGGCAGTAAGATTCACACATCTCCCTGGCAGCAGATATGAGTGCGCTGATGAGTGTATCATCATCACTGCCATCAACTCTCAAAAAGTTCTTTGCCTCAGTCAATGTGATTGGCTCACTTGCTGCTGGTGTAACTACTGAATATGCCATTACCTAGATTCTTTAGATTTTGGTTTTGCAACGCTCTTCTTTGCACGCTTCTTTGGTGGCTCTGCAACTGCATCACAATAGCCAGCGTTCAAAAACTCCTTTGCTCTATCGTTGGGAAGTTCCACCTCCGCACCTTTGCGGAAGCGGAACCCTGAACCAACAATAGTCTTATTAAAGACTACCTTAATCATATTAAGCTTGTAACAAGTGCTTAACTGCTGCGCTGTTCAAGACTTTAGAGTCAGAACGCTTGTAAGCAACAAAACCTACTTCTAACTCATCAGCAAAACGCTCGTTTAAGCGTAGCATTTGAACACCACCAGCGTTACGAACAACGTACTTGCTGAAGTCAGCAGCAATCATTGTTTTTGTAGCTGTAGCGATAGAGCTCTGCATATCGTTATTCACATATACTGGAATACCGAAGATGCGGTCAGGCTGCCCAACTTCCATAGAAGGAATAAAGATTGGGAAGTCATTAGTAGCACCTACACCTAAAGCACGAACCGCAGCAATGATGTTATCATGTGCCATCAATCCAAAGCTTGCTTTGTTACGGTAAGAAGCATCTACTGAGTAGATAAGATCTAAGATGTCATCAGCAGTGATTGCAGTTGCACCAGCAGTAGTATTACCCAAGCTAGAACCTACAACAATACCTTGTGGCTGAGAAGATCCAGTACCAGTAGTGAATGCAGCGTTAGTAGCACGAGAGATACGCTCACCCATAGCCTCTACTAAGAAGCTGTTTAGGTCAAACGCTGAATCTTGCAACAATTGCTGAGATACTTTAACCAAAGAGCTGTAGTTGTAAGCAGATAACTGAGCGTTAGCAAAAGTCATATCTTGTACTGTTACAGCAGAACCTTCTCCGATAAGGTTTGCATCAGTAGCAGTGTCATCAACAGTTGGGTAGTCTAACAAACCGCCTGAAGCAGTGTTTAACTTCTTAGCCAAACGCTCAACCTCACCAGTGAACAAAGTAGCAACATCAAGCTCATTGCTGAACTCTTGAGGTACTAAGAACCCACCTAATGAATCAGTACCTACAATCTGCGTTGCAGTACCACGCTTTTGGATCATAGAACGCTCTTGAGCATTCAAAGAACCCATACCATGGCGCAAATACTTTGAGAAAGCATCTTTAGCAGTCACTTTTGTAGCAGCGGCACGAGCCTCTCCTTCAGTAGC